GTAACGTGCTGTGACAAGTGCCTCTGGACGTAGAATCTTACGACCGTATAGGTGCATACCACGCACGATGTCTGCAAATGAATCAGGGTCACGGTAGTTCTCAACTTTGTTGATTTGCTCCGCTGAAGCTACTGCTTCTTCCTGACCTGCAACGATAACACCGTAGTCATCATTCTGTGCAAGTGCACCTGATGTTCCTGCGCCATCACCTTTTGATGGTAGGTTGTTAGAAACATAAACACGGAAGCCGTGTAGGTTGTTCATAACAAGACCATTCATTAGGCCAGAGCCACCGAAATCTGCATTCAATAGACGTGAATCTTCGTCTTTTAGCATTTCCATGAATACTGGATCGACTACAATCCACCGTCCACGTGCGTCAACATTAGCAACATCCATAGTACGTGCCATACGAGCAACGACTGTTAGAGGAGATACTGTAGCATCAGACAATGCAGTTGCACCTGGTAGACGTGGTGCTAGTGGGATTGAGTCACCAGCAGAAGCTGTAGCAGCAATAGTCAAGTTACCGAAGTCTGTTGCGTCCAGCTTGTTAGCTGCCAACAATTCGTCAGAACCTGCAGATGAGTTCGCTTTGTCGCCTGAAGCAGTTGTGTTGGCTGCCCAAGAACCTGCGCCACCTGTGTAGCCTGACAAGTAACCTAGCACTTCTTCGTCATAAGCGTCAGCCATTTTATAGGCTGCACGGTTAGCTGCCAAAGCTGCGTGGTCAACGTGTGCGAACTGCTCTTCGATGTCGTCCATTTTGAACGCAAAGTAGTTAGCTTTGTCGATGGTCAAAGAGAAGTCAGAGTCTGCAAGTTTCTCTACTGAGATACCTGTGTGACGCTGCAAAGGGTTAACTGTTACATCAGGTTCTTTCTGAATGCGAACAGTATCGCCTTGGTTTGCAATCTCACCGAAGTAAGAGTTGTTAGTAATAGCATTAACGACTGCGGTTTTACGCAGAGCGATTTGTGCCTGTTTTGAGTAGATGATTGGGGAGAAGTTCCCTGTAAATCCACCCGATGCGGATGTAATAGCCATTGTTGATTCCTTTCAAAGATATGGCGTGATAATTAGACACTACATACCCACTTGAAAGAGGCTCATAGTAGAAGGGTAGTCAGCTGTGCTCAATCAGATTGGCCTATCTTTGTAGAGCGCTGGGCCTGTACTTTGAGGTAGTTCTTTTGATGTGGCTAGTGCTTAGTAAAAAGCATACACACAAGTTGTTAGTGTATATGCTATAGTTTTACTTATGATACAAAGTTTGTCAAGTTATTTCTTTGACATATCATAAATAAACTTGCCTTTGCGCTGGGCTTCCATAATTTCGTCCTGGCGCTTTTCGTACTCCTTGATTGACATCTTAGCTACCTGTGATTCACTTAGGTAGTTAGACGAGTCATCGTGGTTAGGAGACGTATTCCGTTTTGTACGTACAGATGCTGCTGCATTACGATCATTGTTGCTTGGTTTAGCTACAGTACCTGTATCAGCTTTATATAGATCAATCACACGAGCTACAGACTTAGCGTCCTCAGCGTTCTCGTACAACGCATCTTGTACCCACTTAGGTTGATCCTCTGCCCAGTCGTGGAACGCATCGTCAGAACGAATCTGTTCAAAGTCAGGGTGTAGCTGTAGTAACTCAGCTTCTGCACGATCACGCTTAGCTTGGATACGTAGAGCTTCAATCTCTTTCAATCGTCCGTCTAAGTCAGCTGCACGTTCTTGTGCTTTCTTATCGGCAATAGCTTCTACGATACCTGCAACGTCTGGGTATTTCTTAGCCCATGCCTCAATGTCTTGTTCAGACTTAGGAAGCACCAACTCATTCTTAGTGGCTGCATTTAGCTGTTGCTCTAGCTTCTCGAACTTGATCTTCCACTCTTGTTCTTTCTCTTGAACGTGGCGGCGTAGATCTCCGTAACGCTTTTTGAATGACTGCTCTTCTTTAGTTAGAGGTTTGTCATCTGCTTCTTGTGTTTCAGCTTTACGTTCCGTTTCTTGTTCGGTAATATCCTCTGCCTGTACTGGCTCTCGGCTAGGCTCTTCGCTATCGGATTCAGCTTCAGCAGTTTGTTGTTCTTCCTGCGTTTCATCTTCTTGCTGAATACCTGCTTTTTTTAGCAGCTCCTGTAGTTCTGCCTCATCCTGTGCAACACGGTTAGCGTTACGCTGATGTGACAATGAGTCTGTTTGAATTAGTTGGGCTTCCGACATCTTTTACTCCTTATGTTGGGGCCAGCCGTAGCTGGGTAGCCTTATAGTTATA